CCGGGGAGTCTCACGGATGTGACATCCGTGCCGCATTAGCGGTGGGGAGTAGCTTTCGCTATATTCCGGTGGCCGAAGTAGGCAACCGGTCTTATGTCCGTTATCTCCTCCTCAAATGAGTATCTGAGGAATAAAGGAGATAGAACATGTCCAAGCGTGGAACACGGAAACGAACCATCAACAAGTTCGGAAACGTGTCCAAATGGGGTACAACATTTTCGGGGTCTTTCCCCTCCGAGAGGAGGACAAGGACGTCGGGATGGAGTACCATTGCTCGAACGAGACAAGTCGTCAGTAAGGAGAAACCCATTTCTGGGAATGCTCGTATTGATAAAACTGGATGGAGAAATCCAACCCAGTTTCGCGCTTATGTGATCCAGCAAATTGCTGGGCCCGCTTTCGATTACACTGTAACGAAGGCTAACGGCGTGGACTTCACACAGCACAGGGGAGCCCAAGGCTTCTTACCCGATAGTGTCGTGACTTTCACGACAGGTGTCAGTGGCGCTGGTTACTTTCCCAGAACGTCACTAAACTTGGCAAATCGTGCCACTACCGAGTGTCTGAATAAGCTCAAAGATGGAGTAGGCAGTTTAGCCGAAACCATCGCTGAGATTAACCAGACTATAGGGCTGATGACCGAAACGATATTCGAAATGTACGACATTGCTGCACTTGTCATGCGGCGCGGTCGTCCAGGACGTATAAAGAATCGGTTTCTTCGTTCGAAGAGGAAACACCAAAACCTCGATTGGGAGTTCTTCAGAAAGAAGGCTTCCGAAAGATGGCTTGAGGTGCATTATGGGTGGTACCCTCTTGTGGGCGATCTTATAGCCTACATGAATGCTATCCAGAATGGGTTACCTAAACTGCGGACATCCGCGGTTAGGAACCTTTCTGAAAATCACGGACTCCCATCTAACACGGGAAACTCTGACCCTTACTTCTTCAGTGTAACTGGAGAGGTGAAGTCGGGGTGTAAAGTTCGTGCCGACGCTAAGATTGTTAGTCCTGGGATTGCATTGTTAGACTCTCTTGAGTTGATCAATCCTTTCCAGTTAGGATGGGCATTGTTGCCTTACTCCTTCGTCATTGATTGGTTGATACCGATCTCTAACGTGATGAAGGCGCTAACAGTCTCTGCTGGCCTAGAGCTCCTTGGGGTCTCCACTACTAAGTGGACTAAATGTGATCTCAAGGTGCGGTGGACTCTCTTCGATGGCGCAAGCCTGAAAGGAGAACCCATAACCGCTCAGCTAAAATCTTTGTCGACCTATAGGACGGCATCGAAAAGCTGGCCGTGGCCTGCATTGTACATGAAGTCACCATTTAACACGACACGTCTCGTAACCGCGATAGCGTTACTCATGCAACTCAAGTGAGTTGTAATCATAGGAGGCCATCATGGCTGCACTACAGAGCGTGGTCCTTACGGATCGCACTCCAGTCACTCCGGTGAACCATACCTTTGTTCCTCGTGACGTCAAAAACGGCACAGGACTGGTTGTGAACACTGCGGGTGTACCCGTGGGCGAAGAGAAGCTCACGATTTCGATGCGGAAAACCGGATCGAAGTTCAGAGGGAGCCTGACGATGGCTCTCCCTGTTGTTCAGACCCAAACCATCAATGGGGTATCAACCCCAGTGGTGGTCCGTACCGCTTACGTGAGCGTATCCGTGACGTTTGACGACACGTCGACGACACAAGAACGTACCAATACTATCGGTATGCTCGCAGATGCGTTCGGTACAAGCAAGACGCTTATCCACAAGAGTTTCGTGGATTTGGAGGGTGTCTATGGGTCCTAAATCCATAGCTATTCTCGTCTGCTTGATGATGGCTGCATGCGCTTCACCTGAGAAATCAGGATCGCAAGGTCATCTGACGGCGGATATTCCCGTCAACGGATTCCTGCGCTTCGATTAAGAAGGCAGGTCTTATGGGTTTCCGTGGTCATCACGGACAGACAACGAGGAGATGTCCATGTCTAAGCTAAAAGCGCCGATCCAGCGAGTGAGTACTGCTGCGAAGAAGCGCCGCCCTTCTTTGAACACCTTACCACCCACCACTACTAAACGCATCAATGACGCGGTTAGCAAGTTTATGGGTGTGGACGGTCTTCTCTCTGTACCCAACAGTAGTTTAACCGCTGCTGAGCAAGTACTGAAGACCTCATTTTGGTCCAAGTTCACTTCACCAGGTTATAGTTCAATAACCGGGAAGAGTGATAACCCTCCAGAAGTAAGGAAGGCCCGAGCCATTGAAAAATGGCTCGCGTCCGAACAGCGAAATCTCATCACTAACAATCGCTTAATCTTTCGCGATTGCGATTTCGGATTCGCCACAAGTGGTAGAATCCTTAAGTTGATGAGGAAGTACATTAGCGAGACGATTGGTTATCGTCCGCCCCCTTACCTTTTAGGGGAGTACACCGGAGGTGCATCGACAAGAGTTCGTCGGTCACCTACGGCCATCGCTGAAAAGTTCGAAGGTAAGGCGCATGCCTCAGCTTCATCGATACCCTACCACGCGGCTCTTAAGTTTGAGCTACCTGGATGGGGGATTCATGGTGGTACTGATTGTTCATATCACCAAGAAGAGGAGAGCGTGTTATTTACAGTACCAAAGAACGCAGAGACCGACCGGGCTGCTTGTAAGGAGCCCGAGGTCAATGTGTACCTGCAACGAGCTGTTGGTCTTTTCTTTCGGCGCCGTCTTAAGCGCTTCGGAATTGACACCCAAGAACAGGGCAACAACAGGTCCTTAGCGAGAGAAGGGTCGCGCACACGTAAGTATGCAACGATTGACCTTTCTTCTGCTTCGGATTCGGTTAGTACTAGTCTGATAAAACTAGTTCTACCCTCTCTATGGTTCCAACATCTTGATGATGTCCGGATAAAAGCAACCCAAGTTAATGGTGTGCACCATAGTTTGCAGATGTTCTCTAGTATGGGAAACGGCTTCACTTTTGAGCTTGAGACCTTGATATTCTGGTCGCTCGCCCGAAGTGTCGCTACTCTCATTAGGTCCCGTGGTAGGCTCCTCGTTTACGGCGACGACATCGTCTGTCGTACGGACATCGCAAGATGTCTAAAACGAGTCTTGCCCTGGTTCGGATTCACAATGAACTTGAAGAAATCGTTCATTTCCGGACCGTTCCGCGAAAGTTGCGGTGGGTTTTACTACAACGGGAGTGATGTCTCACCCGTTTTCCTCAAAAAGAGGATAACGACCAAGACTGAGTTGGTCCAGCTGGGTAACCAGCTAACTGAGTGGACCCTCACCGTCCCTTTGGGGGTGATGAGTCGGTGGGTAGTATGCCTTATAGGTGTGCTACGATCTGAAACTCCTTCATGGTTGGCTGGGGGGCAGTCGTGCGAGCGCAGTGATGCGCTCGTCACAGGCGATTCCCCCAGACGGCGACTCGTTCAAGTGAGCGAGCCGTTAGATGTGCCCCAGTTGGGGGCATATCTTTGGTGGCATCACGACAAAGCGGATGAGCTTGTGAAGGCTCATCCGCCGATCGGTATGATCTTAAACGATCATAATGGTCCCAGACCCGATCCGAAGTGGAGAATTCGACCACATCTACAGTTCCTTAACTGCGAGGTTAGTCGAGTTCACTCTCCAACGGAGGCGGCCCGTGAGGGTCGTTGGGTCAAAAGACCGAATCGGTCGTGGTACGATAGGCAGCTTATGATTCGAGTGAATCATGAGCTGAACCCGGCGATAGCATTGTATAATGCGGTTTCCGGAACCTAAGACGACGGTTTAACCAACCGTTTCCTGGATTCCAGGATGGGAC